ATCATTATTCGTTGAACTGGATTTATGTCGCTTTCAAACTTTTTCTTGAATACTCGTTTAGCTGCTTCATATTCTTCTTTATTATCAAAAGATAACTTTTTGAGGGGAGTGTTATACATTGAACGATACTTATCTTCGTCTTCATCCTCAATAAAGAAGTATCGTGGTGGGTCATAGGAAACGGTGGTCCTAGGACCACCTATTTCAGTTCTTTCCCATGCAACAACTTTATCACTTCGATAATCATTACATACACCAATGTATGATGGAACATATTCCTTATTAGGAATAGAAGTTGTTGTTTCTGTCATATTTACGATTAAGAGTCTGACTCAGGGAATAAGATTTCAATTGCACTTTCTAATGCAGAGATTTCAGCTTTAGTTTCGCTATAAGAATTGTTGAATGATACTTTCACTAACTGATTGAACAGTTTTGACTCAAGACCAAGTTTTTCAGCGGCTTCTTCACGAAGACCTTTGATTGCTTCCATTTCATCGGCTATTCGAAGTTTGCATCGAACTGCTTCTTCAAGGAAGGTCATAAGTTTGGATTTATCACTTGGATTTGCTAAAATTGCTTCGATTGAAACGATTGCTGGTTTTTCTTTCTTTGCCATATGTATTATGCCTCTCTTGCTAAAAATTATAAAAAATCATTATATCATAAAAATGTTAGTTCAGTTCGGTTACTTTACGTTCTCCTGTAAAAATTGAAGCACTTGCCACAGACTTCAATGTTTGACGGGTAATGTTTTCTTTTTGACCTGCAGTAAGATACATCTTTACCAACTCTCCATCAACCCAATCATCTTTTGGTGTGATGTGGGGTGTATCGGGGTTCATTTTTGGATTGGCCTCCCAAGCAATAAAGTGTTTCAACTTAGAACCACCACTATTCAATTGATCAAGATCCTGTGCAAGATCAACGAACACCTTATTACACGACTCGATACAACTTTTATGATCATCAAAACCATTGCTTTCAATGATGACATTGACTGCATTGAAAATAGTTTTTAGCTCATGATTTGCTAAAGACTCATGACCTAAGTTAAGATTGATTGAATATAGGTAAAATGTTTTATTACTCATATTGGCTAATGAACTGTTGTATTAGTTTCAAAATTGATATATTCAATTGTGTCAGGAGTAACCATAATGTTTATTCTAAATTGAAGAGCTTCCATTTCTACATCTCCTAATGTATAAGATGCCTCAATAAGATCATGAATAGTTATATCTTGTTCAACTCGTGGTACCCCGTCAAATGATATGTCAAATGTATCATTACTTGATAACATCTCTATAGGTTCAATAGATGAAGTATCTTCATTATCATCTTCTAATAAATCTTCTTCATCATAACATAATGAAAGAGGAAAGAAATCCTCATTATATTCAATAGCAATATCTTTTCGTTCATCATCTGTCAGTATTTCATTGATAATGTCTTGAGCAGCTACATGAGCTTCAATATCATAATCATAACTATCAGAAACAACGGTAATTTTGAATAAGTCTTCACATGAAACTCCAGGCAATAACCGTTCAAGAAAGGGTTGATAAACCTCAACTGTATAAAAATGCATTTTATATTGGACCGATGATATACGGGTTATTAGGAATTATTGATGTATCATCCGTGATAGAAATAGTTGCAGATGATAACCATTCTAAGTTATCATCTGCAACATGAAGTAAAGGAGCAAAACTAACATATGAAACAGAACTTTTAGAAACTTCTAAAGTAATAGAACCTTTATTTGAATAAAGTCTAATATGATTATCAACATCAGAAAGATTATCAAAACTAATAAAAGCAGAATATATTCTATCAATAACAGAAAATGGCGGGTATGATAATAAAAATCTAAAACTTGATAACTCAGGAGAAACTATATTACTTGAAAAGTGATTTCCATTTGGATAAACATTCAAAATTTGGTTAGCAGGTAAAGATAAAGTATCTAAACAAGTATATACATCAAAAATGTCATTTTGATATTCAATAGTAGAAACATTTGACCATGAAGTTTGATTATCTAAACTAGAAACTAATAAAGTATTACGAGTAAAAGTTATTGGATTAGATAAAACTATATTTTGATTTTGATAAACTATTACTTTTACTGTTGAACTAACTGAGTATGAAGTATTAAAAACTACTTTATATCCATTTTGACCATTATAAGTCAATCGATATTCATTGATTAGAGTTCCTTCAGATAGTTCAACACCGTTTAGAAAAACTTTTACAATATCAGAAGATGTAAATCTTAAAACCTTTTTACTAGAAGTAGTGTCAGGACCAGAAACAGAATTGAAAGTAGATGTAATAAAATAGGTAAATTCGTCAAAAGTGCTTACTTCAAATTGTTGAGTAGCAAACGAAACTGTGAAAGAAGATGGATTATTGTTTATTGACGGATTTTGACGTTTGACTGCTAAAGATAAAGCCAAAGAACTAGAAGATGCTAAAGTAACATAAAGATTTTGTTCAGAACTATTTATAGAAGTTATTTGATTAGCATTAGTATTTTCAAAACGAGAAATCCAATCAGGAACTCCATCAACAGGAGCAGAAGCTAAAACATTACGCAAACTTTTAGTAGCAATAGGTAACAATTTGCCACTACAGTTCAATGTAATAGAACATAAATCAATAAAGCTATGAAGTTTTGACGCTTCGTAGTCTTTTGTTCTATTACATGTAGTACATTTATAAGTGACTATTTTCTTATTATTCATTACTTTGATTTGTTATAATGTAAAGGTCTTCAGGTCTAACCCATTTTGTCCAATTATATGATTTGTCAATAGGAGTGATTTCTACTATCTGAAAGTGGATAGAGTTATTTCTCATGGTCGATTTTGTTGCAACTCGACCAGTCTTTTTTACTTCAACTCCATCATGGATATATGTCAGTTCATTCATATACGTTATCATAAAGATACTAAAGCAGTCTCAACTAAGTCTCGCATAAATTTAGCAGCACCTATTGTCATATAGACATCTGCTAATGCATTATGAGTATCTCTGTCACCAACACCTGTTAGTTCAAATAAATGGTCTGATTTATATGTCACAAAATTGACAAAACTAACACATGCAGTATCAATTTTGACATTATGAACATGAAACATCATACCATGCGGTCCTAATAACTGTTTCATAAACAATAGGTCATAATCAACATTGTGCCCCATTACCATAATAGTTGGATTAGGTCCAAAGTATTTCAACAAAAACTCTCCAACTGCAATCACTGCATCTTCATTAGACAAGCCGTATTGTTCAAGATACTCTCGTGTCAAACCATGAATAGCTTCTGCCTCAGGTGACCATTGATACTTATCACTTTCAAAGTTCATCTCGATGTATAAGTCATCGATTACTTCAAAAGTTCGAGTATTGAACACAGCCATACCCAAACTTAGTGCTTGATGGTCTATTGAACTATCTTTACCCCAAGAACTTCCAGAGGTTTCAAAGTCAAAGCATAAGCCTAATGTTGGAGCAAGTGATTTGTAAAGAGTTAGCATATAATGAAATTGTCTGTCTTATTTAGAAGTTACAAAGTTCATTATATCACTAATGACTATGAATGTAAACGGTCTAAAAAGTCAGTTACAAGTTTTACTCGTTCTTCTTTACCTTCGCAAAAGACATCCAACTTAGCATAAAAGTTCTTAGTTGGAATGCGATGAATTCCTGTGTCATACAGAGTTGAATAAGATATCAACAAGTTCTCAAATTGAGAACGAGACTCTTCGTCTGCACGATTTGGGTCTAATTCAAAATCAATGTTAGGATGAGCATGAACAATAACTAACCCACTATAGATGTGTTGTGCTTCTATACACTTTGCTTTGTAGTTCTCCCACCACATTTGTTGGTCAGCAGAAAGTTTTTTGTATCTTGATAACCAAACTTCAGTATAAGCTGCGATATCAAAGAATGAACGTTCTGTCAAAACAATTTTATCATCTAAACCGTTTGTTGCTATAGCACTATCACGAGCCCACTTGTATTCAAAAACTTTGTCCTGATATGCCTTCATTTTGTAGAAAGAAGTAATCAATTCCTGTAAGTTTTCAACACCTAATTCAGCTTGAACAGCTCGAGAGACTTTGTAATCATCAACTTCGAACTTTGAAGCTAACCCGTTAAGTATTGATGATTTTCCAGAACCATGGGTTCCGCTGACGGCGACTAAAATTGACATATGAGTAGAGTTCCTTTGATGGGTAAGATTACATTAGAAGAGCTAAGTATAACAAGCTTTCATCTATTGCAGTCACCCATTTTGAAGCTCCAGCGTTTACACCTGTCTGCACCATCAACATGCTTGTATTGGTATTATACCACATTTGACCTTGACAGATATAAGTTGGAGGAGTTGGACTTACTTCACATGCACAAGATTGTGAAACTATCCAGTTAGTCCCATCCCAGACTTTTAGTTGTTTAGTAGTCTTATTATACCATTGTTGTCCGTAAATCGGATGTAGAGGTGCTGTGTCAGAAGCAAAGTTTTCAAGTATCCTTAGAAAGTTTGTCTGATGTATCTGTCCATGATTAGGAACACCACGACCAACAAAAGTCAATGACGTTGAAGTATCGTCAGTAGTAAGCGGTGCAAGCGGGATGTCTGCGACCAAAGTATCAGAATGTTTTAGTTGATAAGTCATATTAGTTTATAGCTCCATGCATATAGGAAGCACACATAAGTATTTGAATAAAAGTATTTATCAATGTTGAGACTTTGTAACTAAATGTATCCATTTAGTCAATTCCATTTGAGGGTTATGATAGATTTCCATGTCTTCACTAGCTTCAATCATTGCAAGTTGCTGTAATAACCATTCTGCCAATTTGACCTGATCTTCTCCACTCAGTGCTTTGATATCGTTAATAAGCTCTTTAGGAGTTGGGTTCTCATATACATAACGTGGTTTCATTGCACTATGAGCTTGTTGAAACTGTAAGATGTCATTCTTTGGATCAACCGGCGAAAACTTTAGAAGTTGAACAAGTTGAGCAATCAAAACAGTTTGAGCAGTATTAGTGATTTTACCAGCTTGACGCACTTCATCTAACAACATGGTCATATGAATAGGTGTGCTTGACTCACTGATAACATGAGGTTTGATGTCGATAAGTTTCATGTGTAAGGTTCTCTCTTTCTTTATATAAATGTTTGATTTACTATTTACACCTAAGCCATAATTTGCACAAATGAAAAACTGACAGACTATATAATGGATTTTACTTAGGTATAACTTATTGATTTTATTACTCGAAAAACTGACAGACTAAGGGTATATATATTATTCAGTTTCTCCCTCTCTCCCTCTCATGTTTTACATTTTCGTCTTCACTTTGTAGTTAGCCTTTTTCTAAGTTATTGATTTTATTACTATTTTTATTATTCATTTGTGTTCTAAGTTATTGATTTTATTACTATTTTTCAAATCATCATTTTTCCGTGACTGATTAGCAATGGTTTTTGATGAAAAATGATGATTTTCATCAAATCACTAAAAATGGTATAGCTTCATCGCTTTCATCAGCTGAAGTTTCATCCCCATTGATCGAATTAGCAGGTGTAAGTGGAGAATAATCGTCTGCATTATATTCGTATAGAAGTTTTCTAGCTTTATCATCAAACTCACTAACATATTTCAATAATCGAACAATAAGTAGAAGAGCTGATACGCTATCATCAGTTGCTCCAATTTTAGCAGCATATGAACCACCACTTGCAACAAAGTTCTTAAGTTCAAAGATGTTGATTTCGGAATTGAGGATAAGTCCATTTTTGACTTTTTCAACCATTGATTTTAGTTGCAAACATGCAAGAATTTTGTTACGATTTGTAGTCTGCATTCCAAACTTACCAGGAACATCATTGATAAGTTCGGCAAATTCAGGAGGATGTTCATCTGTAGCATATAGAGCACCAATAGCTTCACCAACTCCGTTTCGTTCAAATGTCCAGAATACTTCAGGTCGTTTGTTATTGAATGTTTGGGCTGTTAGTTTATTGAGTATCCACTTTAGTCTATCATATAAGTCCGGTATGTTCAGATTGTTAGTTCTAAACTCTCCAACTTGAATAAGTGACGGGAATTCAAAGATTTCTACTACACTAAAGTCTCGACCAGAACCGGTTGCAATATCCACACCTACAAGATATGCTACATCAGACCGGAATGTTTCCCAGAAGCTGAACCCATTATCAGTAAAAGCTGGAAGTGATGATTTGAGTTCAATAAGACGTTGTGATTGAATAAGTAATGCATCAGTTGATAGAAATTCACAATCTAATTCGCAACGAACAATTAGCTCACCTAGCTTTGCAACCATTTCTTCACGGTAACCGGTTCCAGGTCCACGTTCAGGATGTTGAGTATAATGAGCAAAGACATGTTTGAAGCTATTCAGACCAGCAAGGCATTCTCTCCACAATCGTGCAAATAAGTCAGTATCACCATTAGGAGTAGTAGTCATTATCAACTTACCACCTGTTGATAATGCTGGGGCAATAGAAGCCCAAATCTTGTCTTGGATACGAGTTGAGATAAAGCTAATCTCGTCAAGCATTAGGATTGAAGGTGAGTTACCACGACCGGTTTTTTCAGTCGTAGCTTGAGATTTGATGATTGAACCATTATCCCATTCGATAGAAGTTCGATTGTAAAACTTGACACCTGGTTTCAACCAGTTTGGAAGCTCTTCATATGCAAACTTGATTTTTGCCATAATGTCAGTAGCATGATCCATATTCTTGGATGCTATAACACAAGCTTGATCGTCAACAAAAGCAGATAACCAAAAGATATACATTGCAGCGGTAGTCGTTTTACCTAACTGCCTGCTCATCAATGCAAGTGTATCTTTATTATTATGAATTGCTAATATGAATTCTTCTTGATAGTCATATAGTTCAAATGGAACTGTTCCTCTAGTTGCATGTTGAATTTTGACATAGTTCCTAATAAAGTAGATAGGATCATCCATGCATTTCTGAAGTTCTTCAACTTGCCAAGGCTCATATTCAATCTCAGTATTTGCACGTTTTAGATATGGATTTGCCATATAGATATTAGATATTAGTTATAATATCTATATTTATATTCTTATAATTCAGCAAAATCCTTCAAGTTATGGTCAATTAGTTCTTCTTGACATGCAAACAAATCTCCTGTTGCCAAATGCCAATTTACAATAACCGTTGCTCTTGCAAAATCACTTCCTGATGGAGCATTATAAAATGTAATAGACTTACAATCTTTTACTTTGAAGAATGCTAATACTCCAGTTTTGACAAGCGGTAATGTAAATCCCCCACAAGACTTGACATGTTTATAAACGTCTGAAAAAGAAGTAAATGGATTATTGTAAAAATGGATATATGAAGCTTCAGGTGTAAATCCTTCAAAAGATGTAAGTTTATTGTTTTGAACAGAAAATATTCTGCATTTTGGCGGAGTGTTAGTAAGAGGAGACGTAAGCAAATTGTCTGAACAGTTGAAGTCACCTGTAGCAGGAATTGACGGAGCTCCTTCTAATGAAGTAAGATGATTATGAGCACAACTAAACTCTTTGATAGTTGTTGGATAAGTAAGCCCAACTAATGTTTTCAAGTTAAGATTATTGAAATCATATTTAGCATTCTTTCTTCTTTTAGTAAACCATTCAGTAAAATGTTTATGAATAGTATCTAAACAATTCTTATACATTTCTAATGAACCGGCAGTGCCAGCACCATAACCGGCTTTAACCCAAATTAAAGCATATCCATTCTTAACCTTGATATTTCCATTGACATTGACAAAGAAATTTCGAGGTTCTTTTAGAACTTCTGGTTTAGTGGATATTTGTAATGAACCATTCTTCCTCTGTATTTTTGTCGAAGTAAGGTCAAAGTATTTAGAGAACTCTCTAAACTCTGGAGTTTGTTCTAATTGGTCAATGACTGGAGAATAGTCTTGACCTTTGGCTTCATATAATAATTCTGATATTTTCATTTTTATAGCTCCGCAAAATCTTTCAAATCATTATCTATAAGTTCTTCTTGACATGCAAATACATCTCGATTACTTCCTTCTTCTAGGTGTTTATTTATTATTGTGCATGCTAATTTTAATTGTTCATCTTTAATTTTTTCAATATTATCAATACTTTTCAATTCAGGTATTAACATCAATCCAAGGATATGTGATTTGATTGGATTGCCATGAAAAGAAATTTTTCCTTTAATATATCCACCATTTGAAAATAATTTATGAATGTCTTTTAACGATGTCAATTGATTATTAGTAAAATAAAAATCACCTTTTACTTTAGAAGGACAATATTGAAGAGATGTTAATTGATTGAAAGAACAATAAAAATTTCCATTTACTTCAGACGGACAGTATTGAAGTGAGGTTAATTGATTGAAAGAACAATAAAAATTTCCATTTACTTCAGA